GGCGCTCGCCCTCGGCGGTGACGGCCTCGGTCTGCGCCTCCGGCGTCAGCTGCTCCAGGCCCTTGACGCGCGCGGCCTCGGCGTCGGCGCGCATCTGCGACTGCCGCTGCTCCTCAAGGGCGCGGTACTGCTTCTGCTCCGCCTGCCAGGTGGCCACCGCCTCGCGCTGCTTCTTGGCGGCATTCATCTGGCCGATCGAGTTCGCCGCCGTGCCGGCGACGCCGGCGATCGTGCTGGCGATGGATAGACTCACGGCATCGCACATGCTTTCGATCCTTATGTCGTGACGTAGTAGCCGCCCGGCTGGGTGCCAAACGCGTCGCGGGTTTTCTTGGCCTGGGCGCCTTCGTAGTATTTGGCCGCGCCGATCGTCGCCACCTTGAAGATGTCGCCGAGCGGGCTCAGATCAACCGGTTCCGAGGTGATGTTCTCGGCCCGGTCCAGCGCCGTGGAGACCGCGACTTCCGGGTCTTCGACGGAGTTGACCATGTTGATAGCGTTAGCCATCTCCTGGCTGATCTCGGATTTCTTCTCGCCGACCGCCTGGTCGGCGGCCATATAGACCTTGGCCTCTTGGTCCTCTTTCTGCTTCAGGAGTTCCGCGACCTCGTCGATCGCGGCAGAGGAGTTGAGCGTGCCGGCGCGCGCCAGGGCGTAAGTGGTCTCGTCGGATGCCTCTTTGTATTTGTCCTGCACCTGCGGCAGGTAATAGCCGGTCATGGCGTTGCGGTAATCATTGTAAAACTCGTCGCCGAAGCCGCCTTCGAACTTGCCGGTGCCGGTCTGGGTGGTGACATCGAAGGCCGTACCCTCGGGGTAGAAGTTGCCGGCGGCGTCGTAGAAGCCCTTCTGGGTAGTGGTCCCGCCGCTGGTCCCACCGGTCATGCCTTGTGCCGCGGCTGACGCCTCGGAGTAGCTGTCATACCGTTGGCTATTCTGCCCGTTGGCGTCGGTCACGATGTAGCCGTCGCCATTGGGATCAGACATGACCTTGCCGGCGCTCTTGGTCCCGGCCGTGCCCCCTGTCGTTACATTCTTGGTGCCGTAGGTGTAGCCCTCGGGGACGCCCTGCGCTTCCGGGCTGCCGCCAAACGCCAGTTCGCTACCGGATGCCGGGGCCACGAACGTCGACCAGTCATAGGCCGCCGTGGTTGGCGCCATTATCTCCTTGCCCTTGTAGATTTCCTGGACTTCCTTGACGGCCTTGTCGATGCGCGCGCGGCGCTCCTCGTCCTTGGTGCGCGCCTCGGCGGCCTCCTCCTTCTGCATGGCCAGCATTTCGTCAGAGCTGTCGTCTTTGCCGCACATGATCAGAGTCTCCTGTAGAGGTACGAGGCGCCCGGCACCGGCGCGAAGCCGAGCTTGGTCAAGAGGTTGGTGAGGCTGGCCGAGGTCTCCATGCCCGCCGCCACCCCGGCATTGAAGGAGACGGCGCCGTCGGCGCGGGCGATCTCCAGGCAGAGCACCATCAGCACGCGGCCAACCGCCGATCGGCGCCAGCGGGGGCGAACATATATCTTGTTCAGCTCGGCGAAGGGCTCGGTCGTGAAGGTGTGGTTGAGCATGTAGCAGACGCTCCCGGCAATCTCGCCGGTCTGCTTGAAGACCGCCAGTATGTGCGGGATGTCGCCGCGGTTGATGGCGCCGGTGACCCACTTCCGCGTGCGGTCAGGGTCGTACACCATGCCGCGTCCTGGCCAGTAGCTCTCGTCAAAGAACTCGCGATACATCTCGACCATCGCCGGTATGTCTTCCGGCGTCGCCGGCCTGAAGTCATAGAGATCAACCGCCTGCGCTAGCAGCGGCTTGTCTTTTTCGCGTGTGGCGGTGGTGTCAGGCATCCGGCGGGTCGTCATACTGGAAGATGATGACTTCTTGGGTGCCAATATCCCGGCTCGTGGCGCGCGGCGTATAGCCGAGCAGTCGCAGCCAATCCTGGCTGGCCTTGTTTTCGGGGTGGACGATGCACACCCCATGGCGAACGCCAAGACTGCGCAGCGCCGGAATCATAATCCTCCTGATGTATTTCGTCACGCTGGGAATCGCCGGCCTGGCTTTGACGGTCTTGAAGCCCCACACCAGCGCCACGTCCGTGGCGGGGATCGTCCTGGCGCCGAAGGCCATGACGGGCAGGCCGTCGTCCAGCGCCACCTTGCAGACGGTGCTCTGCCCGGCGTCGCGCGCGAGCGACATGTAGTCGTCCTGGTCGCGCGTGCAGGCCAGCTCCTGCCGATCGTCGTCGCACAGCCATGAGCCGACATAGGCGAGGTCTTCTTCGGTGGCCTGGTTGATGGTGATCACTCTTCGAACGCCCCCGGCTCATAGTGGATGGCGACGTTGGAAACCGTCGCCGGCAGGGCGTCGTTGTTGTAGAGGCGGATGGAGAAGTGCGAGTCGTAGCCGGTCACCTCGTGCGAGCCGGAGTTCCAGGTTCCGCCGCCGGTTGGGTAGCTGACCGTCGCCACCGTCTCTTCGGCGTCCGGGTTGTTGAAGTCGTAGGAAATGGCGATGCGCCAGGTGCCGGACACCGTAGCATCGAGCGCGGTGAACTGCTTCTTGTGCCCCGGCTTCTTGCCGTCGAGGTAGGGCATGCGGATTTCGACGCCGCAATTGTCATAGGCTTTGCCGTCATTGCCGCCATAGACGTAGAGCGTGTTGCCGGCGCGGATGAACACCTTGCCGTTGCACGTAACGGCCTGTGTCACCTGGAAAGGCAGGGTGAAGGTTGACCAGGCGGTGATCTGCGGCCCCGGAAAATAGCTGAGCACCATGACCTGGTCTGGAAAGACCATCCAGAACCTGCCGACGCTCGGCTCCAGCAGTGAGATGGCCCTGCCGATGTAATCGCTACCATAGGCGTCCCGCAGCGCCTGGATGACCGGGTCGATCGGCGAGCCGATGTCGCTGACGGCGGCGCTGTTGGAGCTGTCGCGCGCCCGCACCGAGCGAATGCCCGACGGGTCCAGGTAAAGCACGTCACCCGAGCCGTATTGCAGCGCCGAGCGTGAGGAGACGGCGCCGGCGCCGCGCAAGAGCTGCTCGAAGGCGTTCTGCGCCGGGTCCGGGTCGATCGCCCAGATCTGGGTCGCCTGCGTGGTGAACAGGGCGAGCTTGTCGTAGTAGACCTCCACCGTCTTAAGGACTTCGCCTGACGCGTCCTGCGTCGACAGGTTGATGAAACCGCGTCCGGTCGCGGGAACCGCGTCGGCGGTCGCGCCCGCGGCCAGGGGCGGCGTGGCGCCCGTGGTGTCGCCGTTGATGACGAAGGTGCCCGCGCCGGTGTCGATGCCGCTGACCACGTTCTGGCCGTTGACCCACTCGTAAATGGGGCCGGTGCAGCCGCTGATCATGATCGACATGCCGTTGCGAAACTTACCGATCTCGCCGACGCCGACCGTGCAGACCAGCGGGGTGCCGGCCGTCATGGCGGTGATGTCGACCGGCCCCGCCAGCTCGGCCTCCCACAGCAGCGGGTTGTTGATCGCCGAGAAGTGGAGGTACTTGTCGTTGACGGCGTAAATCTTGGACTGGTAGGTGCGAATGAAATAGCCGCGGTTCGTGCCCTCCGTCTTGACCATGCTGGTCGGGTCCGCATACGGATCCACCGGCGGAACCGCGTAGTAGTGCGGGTTCGCGTCAACGCCTTCGCCGTCATCGGCGCAGGCCAGGTAAATATAGCCGTTGAAGACGTCGTAATCCGTCTGGTGCAGGACAGCGGACGCGTTGGGCACTAGCATGCCCTTGAGGGTCACGCCGGAGGCGCTGATGTCAGGCGTCGGGGGCGGCACGTTGCGGCCGAACACCCACAGCTTGGTGGCGGTGGCCGCCAGGCCGAAGCTTCCGGTCAGGTCTGCGATTTCAACGAATGCCTTGCGCTTGGAGATCTCGCCGCCCGGCGTGATGACGGCGTTGGTCAGCCGGGTCAGCGTGCCCGGCGGGCTGGTCAGCGGCGACTTGCGTGTGTCGAGGCCCGCCGCGTAGTTATCAATAACTTGATAGCTCACTGTCCTATGGCTCTAGCCAGAAGATCAGACAGGGAGATCGGTATCGGATGTGTCCGCTGCATCCGGTCGATCTCCCGCTGATCGCGTCCCATGTTCTCTTTCAGATTGTCCAGGCCCATAATCATCTTCGTGATGGGATCCGCCCGACGCTGAAAGACGCGCTGTTTTACCTCCGGCTCCATCTCCAGCTCGAAGTTCTTCAGCCGCCAGTAATTGTCAGGACGCCGCTCGCGGGCGTAGCTGTCCAGCGCCCGCAGGCGTCCGCTATCTGGCTGGATGGGCATCGGTCAGGCTCCCGGTCCATAGAGCAGATTAGAGTGACGCGGGCGGTAGCCGGGGCTGCCCCCGCCGAGCGAGGTACCGCGGTTCTTAGCGGCGATTTTGTTGCCGAGCAGCTTCAGGACGTGCCTTTGCGCCTTCTGCATTTTCACGGCCGCATCCTCGGCCTTGGCACGAGCCAGCAGGTCCGCGGCGGTGAAGAGCACGATGCAGGTCGCGTCGATCGTGGAGACGTCGGAATCGGCCACGAAGGGCGCGAGCTGCCGTTGCCCTTTGAAGCGCACCCAGCCGCCACCGATGTCAGGCGTGGGATAGACGCGGAACTGCTCGCCCTCGACGTCCCACGCCTGTACCGGGTCGGCGCGGGAGATGTTGTCCAGGCTGCCAGCGGCGACCATGCTCTCGTCGATGCCGTAGGGTATGTGGTGCCAGTTGTCGCTGGCGCCGTCGGCCGTCCAGGTCTCGCGCACCATGTCGTAGGTCATGCTCGCCGGAAAGGCATAGAGGTACTGCCCGGCGACCATAGGCACGTCCCCGCGGGTACCGAGGTCGGGCCAGGTAAAAGCCGTCCACAGCTCCTCCTGCGTGCGCGCCAGCAGGTATTTCAGGGTCTCGTAGTTATTGGTGCCCTGC